AAATTGGACGCCGATAGCGGCTTAGGAGCAATAAATGGCAAGTACATATAGTAATCTTAAAATTCAGCTTATGGCGACCGGGGAAAACTCGGGAACCTGGGGCAACGTAACTAACGACAATTTAGGGGTAGACATTGAACAGGCTATCACAGGTTCGGTTGACGTTACTGTTAATGCTAACACTACGCTAACCTTAACTGATACTAACGCAGCGCAAAATGCCCGTGCATTACGTCTTAACTTAGGTGGTAGTGGCGGCTTTAATTTGACTGTCCCCGCTATCCAAAAACTGTATCTTATTAACAACGCGTCACTAGGCGCCGTAGTTGTTAAAAACGCATCGGGGTCAACTGTTACTGTACCCACTGCTAAAACAATGTGGGTATTTAGTACGGGCACTGGAGTAGTTGATGCGGTTACCCACTTAAGTTCGCTGACTCTTGGGTCCGCGTTACCAATTGCTTCAGGTGGTACAGGCTCAACGTCCACTACTTACGCAAACCTACAGACTAATGTAACTGGAACTTTACCTGTGGCTAATGGTGGTACTGGGGCTGCTACTCTTACGGCTAATAATGTAATTTTAGGCAATACTACTTCAGCAGTTCAATTTGTAGCTCCTGGTTCTAGTGGTAATGTATTAACGTCTAACGGTACAACTTGGACTTCTGCCGCCGCCGCTGCATTTGATTCAGGTACGGTTATGTTGTTTGCGCAAACCACTGCGCCGACTGGTTGGACTAAAAACACATCGACAGGTGATAACTCAGCACTACGTGTTGTAACAGGAAATGCAAGCACAGGTGGATCGGTAGCGTTTACCACTGCATTTGCAAGTCAAACCCCAACCGGTTCGGTAAGTATTACAGCAGTTAGTGGTAGTGCTGGAGCTACAACGCTTTCTACACCTCAAATTCCTAGCCATACACATACCGTACCTCAAACCCAAGGATATGATTACACCCCAGGTACTACAGCTAGGGGCAACAATTTAGCTGGAGGTTCTCCAGCTGTTACAACAAGTTCTACAGGTGGTGGCGGTTCGCATACTCACCCATTCAGTTTTTCAAGTGGTTCTGGTACATTTAGCGGCAATGCAATTAATCTTGCGGTTCAATATATTGACGTCATTCGTGCAAGCAAAAACTAATTATGGGGACGCTTAAAAACGGAACGTTTTGCCCACTTATTAAGAAAGACTGTGTAGGTCTTACTTGTGCATGGTATACCCGTGTGCAGGGGTATGATATGAATAGCGGTAGTCAAGTAGATAGTTATGAGTGCGCAATTGCTTGGATGCCAATGCTTCTCATTGAAAACTCTGGGCAGCAAAGACAAACCGGCGCTGCCGTTGAATCGTTTAGAAATGAAATGGTTAAAGCTAACGAAGTAAATACCCAACTAATTTTAGCGGCTTCTGAGTCGCAACAACCCAAATTAATTAGGAGTAGAAAATGAAACTAACAATTATTCCAAGTACAGGATCTGTTGGTGAAGACGAAGTTTTTTATAACGATCTTGATTTAAGTTCTTGTGGTATTCCAGCAGATGTTCACGCTCTTCAATGGGATGGTGTAGCTGGTTGGATTGAGTATGACTCTCCATTAATAGAAAATCAGCCTATTACTGAACTACCAGTTTGGGCAAATTGTTGCATGGCTAAATGGACTGAGGCTAATACTCCGGTGGCACCACTACCACCCACAGCAGCGCAAAATAAAGCAAATGCTGTAATTAAATTACAGGCAACTGATTGGACAACAATTCCTGATGTTGCCGACCCAACAAAAAGTAATCCCTATTTAAGTAATTCACAAGATTTTATTACTTATCGTAATGCTATACGTCAGTACGCAATTAATCCTGTAGCTGGGAATATTAACTGGCCCGTAGTACCACAAGAAGTTTGGGCAACAGTTTAAAGGGCTATATATGGCGCATCCAGAAGTTAAAATAGGCACAGTTGCAAATGTGTTTTCAAGACAAATGTATTTTAAAAATATAGGTGATGTTGAACATGGTCACACCCACCAGTTTGACCACCTTACTCTTTTGGCCGCCGGAAAACTACAAATAACTGTCGATGGTCGTGTATCAGAATTTACTGCGCCTCACATGATTTATATCAAAAAAGATAAAATGCACGAATTAATTGCGCTTGAGCCAAACACCGTTGCTTATTGCATTCATGCTCTACGTTTAGGCAAAGATGTTGACGATATTGTTGATCCTTCTATGGTTCCAGAAGGCGTTGAAATACCACATGATTCTTTAGTATGCGACTCCAAATAATCCAAAATAATTATTTATATATACCAGAGTTTATTTTGGGTAGTGAAGCGCATTCTTTAGCTACTGAATTTAAAGAACACTGTAAAAAATTTAATGCCCAAGGAGATCCACAAGCACCTAATTCACAAGCTATATACAATTTTTTACCGTTTATACAATTGTTAGTTAAAAAAGTTCCTTATGTGTCTGAGTTATTGGGTGAAGATGTATTACCAACTTACACATATGCTCGTATTTATAAAAATGGTTCTATATTAGAACGGCACAGAGATCGCCCTGCTTGTGAAATTAGTTTAACTTTAAATCTTGCTAACGATATTAATTGGCCTATTTTTTTCCAGCGCCCTGACAATTCAGAAACACAAATTGAGCTTAACCCAGGCGATGCTGTTTTATATTTAGGTTGTCAAGCCGACCATTGGCGTAACAAATTTGGAGGCCAAGAATATACCCAAGTTTTTTTACACTATGTACGTTCTAATGGTCCCAAGGCGTGGGCATTTTTTGATATACGGCAACAACAAGAACCCACTTCACCAACAACAATTCTGCCAGTAACGATAGTATGAAAAATATTCACGATCACATTGTTGTTTTTGAAGGGGTTATTACTGATGCCCTGTGCGATGCTATTTTAGAAGAATTTAATGATGAAGCTGAGTGGCAGAAAGCAGTAGTTGGGCAGCAAGGCGTTGTTAATAATGAAGTTCGTTCTGCCGATACGCTTGTAATATCATACCCCCATATTATTGAAAAAAACCCAAAAGTAAGAAGTAAATTAGACCAATATATTTTTGTTTCGGCCGGATTAGCAATTAAAAAATATAACGAAAAACTTCCGTTAGCTTTAATTGAAGAAGATTCTGGATATGAGTTACTTCGGTATAAAGAAGGCCAATTTTATACAACGCATACTGATTCTTTTAAAGATCGCCCCCGTGCCGTGTCTTGTTCGTTTGCCTTAAATGATGGCTACGAAGGTGGTGAGTTTGCGTTTTTTGACAGAGAATTGGTATATAACTTGAAAAAGGGGTCGTGCATCATGTTCCCTTCAAATTTTATGTACCCCCATGAGATAATGCCCGTGACTAGTGGTACACGATATTCTATTGTGACTTGGTTTGTATAAGGATTAATATGATCTCAGAAAACCCAGCAGTTAAGTTAGAAGACGGTACCAAAGTGTGCCGCCATACAGTTGAAGTCTTATGTCCTAATTGCGGTCGAGATGTGGATGAGGCTGAACTTGCTGCACAAAAATGCAATGATTGTGGGTTTGATTTATCTACTCCTAAACAGTCTGTATCTGTTTGGGCTACTTCTGTACCTAAAGGCGGTACAAAGCTCTGGGGTGAGTAAATTGAATCATGTCAGACGAACTCGGATTGTCGGCTGGTGCCAAGGGGATCAGCGAGGGGATTAAGACTGGTCGAGAGGCTGGGCGAGAGATCGGTAAAAACATTGAGGATGTTCAGAAGGAAGCAGTAGATGTAGCGAAAGAACGGGCAAACGCCAAGATTCGTGAGCGCAGAGAAGCAGAGTTAAAGAAGGAACGGGCAATATTTAAAGCCCTTGAGGAGTACAAGCACCGCAAGAAGATCAGCGATGAAGAGTACAAACTAAGGGTTGATTTTATAAAGCAGCACGGCTCCAAAGAGTGGCAAAAGGTGCTAGACATCAAGACCGAGATTGAACGGCTTGAGAAAGAAGACAAGAAGTATTTTGATGCAGAGTTGTCAAAGGTTAA